GTCGCCATCGAGCGCAAGCGCAACGGTGAGCTGCAATCGTGCTGCGGCACGGACCGCGATCGCTTCATCGCGCAGATCGAGCGCATGCGCGAATACCCGGTCAGGTGGATCATTCTCGAGTGCACGATGGATGACATCGTCCTCGGTCTCAACCGCAGCGCCATCAACCCGATGAGTGTGCTCGGGACCATCATCAAGTTTGGTAGCGACTGGAACATCCCGACGATGCTGTGCGGCGATGCGCGGAATGCGTCGCTGTTTGTCGAGCGGATCATGCTGCGCGAATGGAAGCGATTGAACGAGAAGGCGAAAGCCGAAGTGAAGGTGCCGGCGTGAGCGACCCCGAGCCCGACACTATTCCGTGTCCGCCGCCCGACTGGGAATATTGGGAGAATCGCGGTTGAACGCCCCCATCATCCACCGCGACCCGCTCCTCGCCGGGTACCGCGCGTGTCGCTTCTACGCGATGCGCCGCGCATGCCTCGCGCTCGCGGAGCTGCTGCGCGTCACCGCGTACGACGGCGCCCAGATGCACGAGCTGCTGCTCGTGTGGCTGAAACTGTACGACGCCGCGATCGTCGTCGCGTACGGCCACGCGCTCGCATGCTGCAATGATCCGCGCCGGGCATATCGCGTGTTTTGCGAGCGTGCCGTGCAGGAGCAGCTGCGGGAAAACGTGCAGCGGATGGCGGTGGAGATTGTTGGGGAGCCGCGGAACGAGCCGCGCGGGTCGACGTTCGAAGAGCGCGTGTTGGATGATATTGAGTTTGCGAAAGTGAGGGTTGCGTGAATTCAGACGAATTGGCGGCGAGACTGAATGACATTCGAACTTTCGCTGATAACGGCGACAGTGAGTCCGCGCACGCTCTTGAGGACCAGCTTTTCCGCGATGTTCTTCGCGCGATAAGCGCAGGAGGCAGCGACCCAATCGGGCTTGCGTCGATTGCCCTGTCCTCTCTGTCGATTGAGTTCGACCGGTGGTGCGCGTGACCATGAACGCTGACATGCGCACGCCGCGCGCCGCGCAACAGGTCGCAGATTGCCGCCACGTCGCGGCGCTCTACGTCGACCCTCGGGGGCCGTATCCGGCATTGGCACGCGGCGAGTACCTTGACTTATGGCCCGCTGGCGTAGGGCCGACCGGCACGCCGCGTGAGATTGAGTGCTGGGACGAGACACGCGACGCGCGCAAGTACGACGGCCCGCACCCGGTCGTAGCGCATCCGCCGTGCGGTCCGTGGTCGAAGCCGCACATGTGCAGCGAAAAAACACTGGCGGACACGCGCGATTGCGGCCCGCGCGCTGTCGAGCAAGTGCGCGCGTTTGGCGGCGTCCTCGAGCAGCCGGCAGGCTCGAAGTTGTGGACCTATTGCCTAATCCCTCACCCCGGCAGCCCAGACATACTCGGCCATGGGTACACCGTCGAGGTCGACCAGTGCGAATGGGGCCACGTCGCCCGCAAGCGCACGTGGCTCTACCTCGTAGGCGTGCCGCGTGATGCGCTCGAGGCTCCGCCGTTTCCTGGGCGCGCGCCGACACACTGGGTCAGCGGAGGGCGCAATCAGATGCGCAAAAATGGCAAGCAAGGCGGCGGTGTCGTGCCACCCGGAATCAAGGTCTGCTCCGCGCAGCAACGCCGCCGCACGCCGCCGCTGTTCGCTGAGTATCTCGTACGGTTGGCACGCGCCGCGGTGAAGCCGTGACCGCGCCGAAGCCCCGCGCCGAACTGCTCCGCCGCCGGCACGACGACGCGACCGAAAAGCAGTGCCGCGTGTGCCGCAAGTGGAAGCCGCGCAAGAACGGATTCTACTCACGCAGTTGCGCCCCGGATGGGCTGCAAACCATCTGCAAAGCCTGCGACAATGCCCGCTCAAGCAAGCGCGCCGAGTACCCCGAGGGCGACCGGCCCAGCGCGTGCAAGCGGGGCAAGTTCTGCAACGAGTGCGGCGGGCTCCCCCATCGCGTCGAGGGCAAACGCTGCCGCCGCTGCGGGCTCGCCTTCGCCGACGAGGCACCGCCCGAGCTCGAGCTCCGCCGGTTCGACGATATTCGCACGCGCTGCTGAAAGGTCAAATGCAAGACTGGGAATACTCGGACGACGACGCTCCGGACGCGCCACCGCCTCAAACGAGGCCGCACCTAAAGCCGGTAGACCTGGCTGCGGTGCGCGAGCTGAATGACCAGGCGCGCAAGCTGCAACAGGAGCTCGAGCTCAAGGTGCGCTGGCCCGCCATTGGCGTGGCAGGCATATTCGCTCCGCTCGAGCCCATTGACTACCTGGTTCAGGCGCTCGACATCTGCCCAGGCGCGCCCACGCTATTGGCCGCCTACGGGTTCAGCGGGAAGACCATGGTGACGCAATCGATGGCGCTCAGCATCGCCAGCGGTTCGCTGCTCTGGGACAAGTTCCCGTGCAAGCAGGGCCGGGTGCTCCACATCGACTACGAGCAGGGCGAGCGCCTCAGTCGCGACCGCTACCAGCGCCTCGCCAAGGGCATGCAGCTCACGCCGGCGGACCTAGGCGACCGCCTCAGCCTGGTCTCGATGCCGCAGCACTACATGGACATGGAAGGCAGCGAGGCTTTCATGCTCAAGGCCTGCGAGGGGTTCAACTTGGCCATCGTCGACTCCTTCCGAGCCTGCTCGCCCACGGTGGACGAGAACGACTCGGAGGCGCGCCTCGTGCTCGACAAGCTCACCCGCGTCTCGGAAAAGACCGGCTGCTGTTTCATCGTAATCCACCACGCCCGCAAGCCAGCCCGCGACGGCTCCAAGGGCGGAGGTGCGATGATGGACGTGCGCGGGTCGGGTGCCCTATTCGACGCTTGCGCTTGCGTCCTGCACCTGACCATGACCGACAAGGACGACGACCGCACACTCAAGCAATCCAAGGCGCGCAACCGGGGCACCAAGATGTCGGACGTTGCGATCGACATCTACGATGTCCCGGACGGTGACGACGAGCGAGCGGGCCTCGTGGTGCGCGCGCGGGACATCCTCCCTGCCGGCATGGCCAGCTACGAGAAGACGCCAGCGGCAGACAACGACCAATTCCGCGACGCCATTATTCGCTGCTTCCGCAAAGACCCAGAGCCGAAGTCAAAGAACGCCATCGCCGCAGCGTGCGGGCTCCGCCGGTCCAGTGTGCTCGGCGCCGTCGACCTAATGACCAGCAAGGCCGAGCTCGTTGCAGTCAGACAAGGCAACCAGACAAATTATACTATCAATGCACAAAAACTCGTTCAGGTCTGGGAATGACCGACTGGTTCCGGGTGGTTCCCAGTGGTTCCCGGAACCGGCGGTGTAGTGACCGGTGCCCAGGTGGTTCCGGTGGTTCCCCCCCCTTTAGGGGGGAACCGGTACCTGGGAACCGGTACACGTGGGTGCGGGACTGGTGAATTCTGATGATCGGAACCGGGAAATCGGGAACCAGTAATGAAAGGTAAGATATGTTCGCAAAGGACTTGATCGACGAAGACATGACCGATGGGCAGAACATCGCGATGGCGCTTTACGCGGTTGCGCAAGCCATCGAAAAGCTAGGGTTCAACGGCAACGATGGGAAAGGACCGGGGGCGATCGAGGGGCACACGATGATGCTCAGGGACGCAATCGCTCCGCTCATTGCCGACGCGATTCAAGGCGGACTAGAGCGCATCGCAGAGGCAATAAGCGAAAGCGAGAGGCGAGAGATGATTCACCCCCTCGCGCGCGCGGGCGCGTATCAAATGGCAACCGCGTGACCGGTCTCGTTGCCATTGTCGATTTTGGTTGCGCTAGGCGCCTAGCGGGGTTATCTTCAACTGCATGACGACGACGCAAACCAGCAAGCCCTCCGACAGCGCCATCACCTACACGAACAACGCCTCAATCGTTGCCTTTCAGCCGAGTGGCGATTCCTGCCGGGTCATCATCAACGAGCGCATCGAGACGATGAACATGGCCGCCGCGCTCGACTTCGAGGATGCACTCAAAGAGGCTGGTTACTGGGTCGCAGGCTGAGCGGCTCGCCTTCCGCTCCCGGCCCCGAGCATATCGGAGCTGGTGGCGGGCGTCGGAGCCCGAACCAACGAGGAGAGAATCGGCATCATGGCAAATACCTACTGGAACATTGATAGCGGCGACGGCAACGAGCTGACGGCGGGCATCCAGCTCGAGTCTGAGGCTCGTAAAATTGCGCAGCGTATGGCCAACGAGCGCGGCGAGAGCGTGTATCTGTACGAGGTCGGCGCAGGCGACGGGGAATCCGAGGCGGACTCGGAAGAAATCGAGCCTGAATAATGTGGCTAAATCTGGAAACCCACGCCGATGAGCGTGATCACTGGACCCCGAGCTACCGAGCCAGCATTGACGCGCGTTGGCCGCTTGACGGTGACGAGCAGCGCGTGCGGCTCGCTGACGGCAGTGAGGTCACGGCAACGGTCGAGCGTCACCGCGGATACCGCTGGCTCGACAATGATGGGCGCGAGCTCGATGTCGTGGCAGTGGAGCTAGCACCGTGACCCGCCGAGCCAAGACCGCAGCAACATCTGACCCGGGCCAGTACCTGCCCCTGCTGGCGCGCGCCACAGCCGATAAGGTGCGCGCCCGCTCTTTCGAAGAAATACGCGGACTGATGGCGAAATCGCGCTCCGGCACGCAGTGGACGGAAGCCGACTACGCCGCGCGCGGCTACGGGCGGATTACGCTGCGGCTGTCGCGCACCGTGCTCGAGCTGCTGGCCGCCAGGGCGAAAGAGTCGGGCAAGTCGCGGGCCGAGGTCGTGGCTGAGCTTGTGTTGGCCACCCGGCAGCCGTAGTGTGAGGCGGATGAGCTCCTGGCTTGGCACGCTTCCGTTGTTGCTGCTCCTGGGCATCGCGTGCTCGTCGGCCACCAGGGAGCCGCTAGGAGACGTTCAGCCGGACGCGGGCACCTCAGGGTCATCCGGGGCGCCAAACGCAGCTGGCGGTCATCCTGGCGCGAACGCAGGGCAAGCCGGCGAGGCGACGACGGTAGCGGGCGGACAGGCGGGAGCAGGCCAGACGCCGGAAGCGGCGGGCGCCAGCGGCGCGGCTGGCTCACCCGAGGCCGCTGATGCTGGGCCGAACTGGCCTGACTGCGCGGGGACGTGGGCGATTTGCGACACCCCTGATGCGGACGGCAAACCGCTCGGCTACGGCTACGCCTGCCAGGTCCCGACCGGCTACGGCACGCATTACCAGATGGCGTGCCAATTCTACTGCGACACCGACGTGAACCCAGGCACGCCGGACGCGGACCGACAGACGCGCTGCGAAGCCGCTGGCGGCCAATGCGCGTGCCTCTCGCTCGGCACGCTCGACGACGCCGGCAATGTCGACGATTCCGGCCCCTGCTCGAATCGATATGCGTGTCAGCCGCGCTAGCGCACCAGCCGGTACGCGCCAAGCTTCCTGGCTCGCTGCTCGGCCCGCTTCTTAATAGCCGCCTTCGTGGCCTTGGCCTCGGCCGCGTACCAGTCTGGTGAGCCAGGCTTGGGCGCCTCGAGCTCAGGCGTGTACCATGTGCGCGCAGCTCGCACCCCGTAGAGCAGCGAGTCGCAACAGTGATTCTCGAAGCGCGGATCCTCGGCGACGCGGCCCGGCCCCCACTGCAGCAGGCACATCTCGTCGAGCAGCTGGCCGCAGTCGCGCGCCACGATTTTGACCGTGCCGCTGCGGAGCTCGCCCTGGACGATTTCCTGGAACGCGCGCTTCTTCGTCTTCTCGGCCGCGACGATGCCGATGCCATAGCGCTGGCGCATCTCCTCGGCGTAACCCTTGCCGAGCCCGCCCTCGTCGCCGATGATCTGCAGCCCGGCTCCGAACTCGGCCCGCAGGCGCTCCGTGTGCGCAGCGACCGCGGACGGGATGAGCCCGGTCATACTCCAGCTCCGAAGCACATACACCTCGGGCATACCGGTCTTCGTGCCGAGCACCGTGAACGCCGTCGCGTCAGTGAACCCGAAGTCAATGCTCAGTATGTGGCGCAGCCCGTCGGGGACTTGGTCCGGAGTGACCGCGTTGAGCGCCGCCGAATACGGGTACACGAGCGCGCCCTCGTCGCGCACCCATTCGCCGAGGTACTCACGGCGGAACGTGGCCGAGCTCTGGTCGAGCCCGTACGTCTCGCAGAACAGCGCGATCTCGTGCTTCGCGTCCGGGATGTGCGGGTTGTCGAGAATGGTCCAGTGGTGCGTCGGCCACGGGGGCGAGCCGTCACCGGTGCTCACCTCGTAGAACAGGCCGGCCGGGATGGGGCTCGGTGTGCCCGCGAGTAGCAGGTGCCCCGCCTTGTCGATGAGGGCTGGCTCAATACTGTCCGTGATGAGCTCGCGCAGCCAGACGCCGTACTCCTGCGCCTCATCGATTGCCGCGCGCTTGTACTTGCTGCCGCGGAACTTGCCGACCTCGGACTTGTCTTTGCAGCCAGCGAGCCAAATGGTGTGCCGCGTCAGGCCGACCATGAGCAGCAGCTGCCCGTCGACCTCGCGGAGCCGCAGCTGCAGCTCGGGGTAGCGCTGCGCGAAGTAGTCGATGGCCGGCTGCAGGATGCGGCGCGCGTCACCCTTCGAGCGCGCGATGTACACGCTGAGCCCGGCCGGGTCGGAGAGCGCGCCGTCGATGAGCCACGCGAGGATGCCGTGCGACTTGCCGGCGCGGCGCGAGCAAACGGCGACCTTGCGGCGCGACGGGTCGCAGACGAACGCGCGCTGTTTTGGATGCAAATCGCCCAGGAACCGGCGGGCCTTGCGGACATCGTTCGCCGTGTTGATTCGGCGCTCGAGCTCCCCGCGAAGCTCCGGCGGCAGCTGGGCGATTTGCGCGGGGGTCACTTCGGCTTGCGCTGAGGACGCAGCGTGAGCTGGAGCCTTCTAATATCGTCGTTCAGAAACCGACGGTAGCTGATTAGGTAATCGAGCTTCGCTTTGCGCTCTCGCTTTGTGCCCGGTGCCCATAAGACACATGTGCCACAGGCTTCGCACGTCTTTTTCATTCGGTCACGATTTTGACGGCTGCGCGCGTCACCGCGGCGTCGGGTACCCAATAGGTCTCGCCCGTGTTCGGGCTGTGGTACGCGAACCCACCCGAGTAGCGCTCGATGGGGCACCCGTCGGTGGCAACGATGACAGGCTCACCGTCGAGGTTGTGCTGCAGCGACAAGGCGAGAAAGATCACCTTCGTTTTCGGCGCCGCTGGCGCTTGCGTGCCCGCCGCCAGATTCGATTTCCTCGCCGCTTGTTTCGTAGCTTCGTCCATTGCTGCTCTCTCCGCTGAGTTGGGCCAGGAAGCGGGATGCCTCCCGCGCTAGGTCTGAGTCGCTCATCTGCTGATATCGAATCACCACTTCGCTATTCGCCCCGCTCAGGCCGAGAATGTCGGCCAGATGCTTGGCGGCAGTGAGCGCGGTGCGGTGGTCGGGCTTGCGGATTTCGACGACGTTGCCCTGCGCGTCGACCGTCTCCTCGGTGCGCGTCTCGGCGGCACGGCCAATCTGCGCGATGCGCTCGATCACCGCCATCTTCGCCTCTTCGCCGCCCCACGACAGGCGCAGGAGTCGCCCGGCCTCGGCGCAATACTTCTGCGCATTCTCGAGCGAGAGCCCGTGCGTCACCGCGAGCTGGCGGACCGAGCGGTAAGGGAACCACTCGCCCTTGCTCATCGTGTGCGCGATCTCCTCCACGATCTTGTCCTTGGCCAGCGTCGAGCCCTCGGCGCCGCCGCTGCCCGGTTTGAGCGAGCGCCGCCCCATCAGAGCCCCCGCTTCTCGCAAGCCATCGCGAAGCAGACCCACAGGAAGACGAAGGTCAGAACGTAGCTCATCCCTTCGCGCCCTCCGCCGCCGCAGCACGTCGCGCCAGCTCCTCGACCTCGAACCTCTTGATCTCGTCGACCAGGTCCATGAGCTGGCTCGGCCCGTCGACTTCGGGGTCATAGCCCCGGCGCATGCGCTTCAGATACTCGAGGAAGTGCAGCGGGTCGGCCGCATTGTTCTGCCGCGCCGCGCGCTCGAGACGCCGCGAAAGCAACACGCCCTCGGATACGGGCAGCGCCTTCTTCGGGGCAACCCACGTGAGGTGCCGCGCAATCCGTCGAGAGAGGCTACCCACGGCGGACGCCCATCAGCAGCGCGTCGTAATCGCCATCCACGTCTCCGATGGGAGGAGGCGCCGGATTGGTTTCCGGCTGCTCATCCTCGAGCACCGCGAGCACCTCTTCCTCCCGCACCACCCGGAAATTCCCGTTCTTGTCGGCCCAATCCGCCGCCTTGTTCTGCCGCGGCACGTTCACGTCGAGGCAGTAATCCTGCCCCGCCTGCCGGTCGACCAGCACAATCTCCCCGGGCTTGAGCGTCGTCGGCACGAAATGCCCGTGCCCGTTGTCGCGGTAATGCCCCGGGCCGACCGCGATCACCTCGGCCTTCAGCGTCTTCTCGGGCTTCGCCGTGTCCGGCAAGAAGATGCATCCGCCGTCAGACACCTTTTTCGGTGGCAAAAATCGGATCACCACATTGTCCTGAATCGCGCGGATATGTGCCATGTTTCGATAGGGCTATCACGAATGGCACACTCTGTCACGCGAAATTGCGTGGCATTTTTGAACCAATTGCGCCACTGTGTGTCACGCAAGAATGGCACAGACCGGCCAGCTGAAATGGCATCAGCTTGACAAGGGAGCCGAAATGGCTCGCGAAATTGTCGCGCTGTGCATTGCGCTGCAGACCGAGCAGAAGCCGCGCAAGACGCGCTGCCGCGACGCCGCAAGCCGGTACGAGATGCGCCGCCTGGGCGGGCTATCGCCGGGCGCCTACTACCGTTCCGGCGCCTACTCGGGCTCCGATGGCGGGGCGTCGCTGGTCTGGCCCGAGGAGCGCAGCATCGCGAACGCCGCGCAGGCCAAGCTCGCAGGGCAGCAGAAACCCAAGGTCCAATTCGTCACGAGCGATTCGGACTGGCAGACCAAGCGCAAGTCGAAGAAGCTCGACCGGTTCGTCGAGGGGCAGTTCATGCAGGCGATCGGCAGCTACGCCGACGTGTGGCAGCTCATGCTCCGCGTGTTCCTCGATGCCTGCGTGTTCCCGACCGGCGGCGCGGTCAAGGTGTTCGCCGACGAGGAAGACGGGCGCGTCAGCTACGAGCGCGTGTTCACCTGGGAGCTCTTCGTCGACCCGCTCGAGGCGCGCTATGGCCAGCCGCGTAACAAGTTTCACGTCTACCCGTACGACCGCGACGAGCTGATCGAGAAATTCCCCGAGCAGAAAGACGCGCTCGAGCGCGCCCCCGAATACGTCGAGGAGGGCGAAGCCGAGTGGACCGGCACGAAGCGCATCTCGAATCAGATCCGCGTGTGCGAGGCGTGGCGACTGCCGTTCAGCAAGAACAAGCCTGGGCGCCATGTGATCGCGGTGAATGATGCCGTGCTCGTCGACGAGGATTGGACCCGCAACGAGTTCCCCTTCATCGAGATCCATTGGTCGAAACACCTCGTCGGCTCCGATGGCACATCGCTTGTCGAGGAAGTCGCGAGCATCGCCGACGTGGTGAACGACACCGTTCAGCGGATGCAGGACTCGCACAAGCGCACGAGCATGGGTGTGCTCTGCTACGAGGAGGGCTCACTGCGCGAGGAGGACCTCCGCACGAACGAGGACGGCATAAATCTGCGCAGCGCGCCGGGCAAGGCGCCGCCGACGTATCAGCAGCCCATCCCGTTCGGCCCGGCCAACGTGCAATTCCTGCAGATGAATCAGGCCGAGCTCCACGACATTTCCGGCGTGTCCGAGATGCTCACGAGCGGCGACAAGCCGGCGGGGCTCACGGCCGCCGTTGCAATCAGAGCAACCGAGGATGTCCAGAGCAAACGCTTCAGCGTCATTTATCGCGCGTACGAAGAGAGCTTCGTGTCGCTGGCGCGCCACACGGTGGCCTGCACTCGCGAGCTGTACGCGCAAAACAAGGACTTCGAGTCGCGCTGGACCGGCAAAGGCTTCCTCAAGACGCTGAAGTGGCGCGACGTTGACCTCGAGGATGACCGCTACGTCATCCAAATCTACCCGGTTGGCGAGGTGAAGAACACGCCGGCCGATCGCCTGCAGCTCATCCAAGAGATGAACGCGGCGGGCAAGGTCAGCGACGAGAGCCTCATCGAGGTCATCAAGTACCTCGACACCTCGAAGGAGCTCGAGTCGGTCAGCCGTCAGCGCGAGCTCGTCGAGAGCTACGTCGACCAGTGGCTCGATGCGACGCCTGAGGCCGAGCAAGAGGGCGAGTTCCGCTACCGCCCGCCGATTCCGTGGATGCCGTCGCTGCCCGATGCGCTCGTGCAGGTCGCACAAGCGTACCTCGAGGCCGAGATGGATGACGTGCCCGATTTCAACAAGGACTTCTTCCTGCGCTTCATGCAGGAAGTCGACCTCGAGATCCAAAAGAAGGAAGCGCGCGCCGCCGCGAACGCCGCCGGCAAACCGATGGCGCCGCAAGCTGACATGGGCGCACCCGGCATGATGGCGCCGCCGCCCGGCGCTCCGCCCGGCCCGATGCCGCCGCCCGGTCCGCCCGGCGCTGGCGCCCCACCCCCACTCCAATTGGTGCAGTGATGCCTGGCGACGAAGCAACCGAATCCACGGCCGCGAGCACTACCGCTGCCCCCGTTGCCGCTCCCTCCGGAGGTGGCATCAAGACCGCGGCCGAGGTGATCGCGAAGGTCACGGCGCCCGATACTCCCGCGAAGGACGCGAAGGGCAAGTTCGTCGCCGCCGCGAAGCCGACCGAGCCCGCGCGCCGCGTCGAAAAGCTCGAAGCCGCAGCGAAGCCCGCCGAGGCTCCCACGGCCGCGCCGGAGCCCGAAGACGACGCGAGCATCATCGCGAAGGCTCGCTTCCACCTGCAGCACGGCAACGTCGCCAAGTTCATCGACACCGTCGTCGGCGACATGAACGCGGATGGCATCCCGGATGCCGTGCGAGAGGCGCTTGGGCGAAAGCTCGGAGTGAGCTCGAAGCAGTGGGAAGAAATCCGCAAGTACGAGCAAGGCGCCAAGCGCAAGCTCGCCGCGCGCGAACAAGAACTCTCCGGCGTCGTCGAGCGGCTCAAAGCCGAGTATGCCCCGCTCCACCAGGCGCGCGCGGCTTACGAGGCCGGAGATTACGATGCGGCGTTCAAGGCTGCGTTCGGCGAGGATGCGGCCGACTACCAGCGCAAGATCATCTCGCAGCGGGTCGGCAAGAACCCCGAGGTCGAGAAGCTAAAGGCCGAGATCGAAGCCGAGCGCGCCGAGCGCAGGGCGATGGCGGAACGCGAGAAGGAAGCGCGCGCCGCGGCCGAGCAAGCCGAAGCGCAGCGCGCCTACATGTCCGAGATGCAGGGGCAGCTCGTCAAGTCCGACGACCCCGAGATCGCCGCGTATGCCACCAAGCCGCAGTTCATTCAGCGCTGCTTCGCCGTGATGCAGCGCGTGTACCAAACGCAAGGCGTAGAAGCCGACTTGGCCGACGTGGTCGAGTACGTGCGCGCCAATCAAGTTTCTGTCGCGGAGGCCCGTTCATGGGCACCCGCTGCTACTGCCGGGGCCGCCCCCGCGAATGCTGTCCGGGCCAGCGCACCGCCCGAGAAACCGCCCGCTGCGAAAGCACCGGCGCGCGCCCTCAAGCAATCGCAAGCCGCAGAGGCGACCGGCAAGCCGCGGAAAGAGACATCGGCAGAGGTGCGGGAACGCTACCGACGCATGATGGAACAGTCCGACGAAGCAGCCGAATAGCACGCCTTCACGCGGCCAGGGACAATCCCAATGGCCTCAACTCTGGCGCAATTCGACGCATTTCTCAAAGACTACTACACCAAAGACAAAATCGACGACCTGACCAAGAAGGATCGACCCTTCTTCGGCATGGTCACGCGCGAGGAAGACCTCGGCGGCGATCAATACGTTCATCCGTTCATCTTCCAGAATCCGCAAGGCTTCGGCGCGACGCTCGCCAAGGCGCAGCAAGGCTCTCAGCAAGGCTCCGGCAACGGCAACTTGCAGGGCCGCAAGTGGAAGGTCGCGTACGGCGACTACAGCGCGTCGGTCGAAATCGGCGACAAGGTCATCAAGGCCTCGCGCTCCAACGTCGGCGCGTTCCTCCGCGACCAAGAGACGGAAATCAACGGCCTGTACAACGGGTTCGGCGACACCTTCTCGACGTACCTGTACGGCAATGGCGGCCAGGCGCTCGGCTCGTTCACCATCTCGAGCGGCGTGTGCACGCTCGTCAATGCCGACGACGTGGTCAACTTCGAGGTTGGGCAGATCCTCGTGGTGTCGGCCAACGATGGCTCCGACTCCTCGCACGTCCTGATTGCCAGCTCGGCTCAGGGCTTCGTGGTCAGCGTCGATCGCAACGCGGGCACGTTCAGCGTTTCGGCGACTTCGGGCGGTTCGGTGGCGACGCCGACCAACTGGACCGGCACGATGTACGCCTTCCGCGACGGCGACTTCGGCGGCTCCGGCGCGACGCGCATCCTGCTCGGTCTCGGCGCGTGGATCCCCGCGGCGGCTCCGACCTCGACGACGTTCGAGAACATCAATCGCACGGTCGACTCGGCGCGCATGTCCGGCATTCGCCTGACGAGCGCGGAAATCGCGAGCGTGACGCTCGAGCAGCGCCTCAAGCGCTTGGTGACGCGCATGCGCGGCCGCAACTTCGGGCCCGGCCCGGACGCCGTGTTCCTGAACCCCGAGAAGTGGCAGAACGTCGCTGACTCGCTCGAGTCGCGTGGCTACCGCGAGATCGGCGCGAATGCCGAATTCGGCTACGAGAACATCACGTTCAAGGCCGGAGGCAAGACGGTCAAACTCTACGCGGATCCGTTCTGCCCGATCGGCACCGCGTTCGCGCTGAAGATGGACACTGTCAAGCTCGGTGGCCTCAGCAAAATCCCCGAGGTCGTCAATGGTGACGGGCTCGAAATGCTCCGCAAGGTCGCAAGCAACGACTACGAATACCGCCTGGTCGCGTACCCGGCTTTCGTGGTTGCTGCCCCGGGCTTCTGCGGTCGCGTCGCAACGACCTGAGGTGTGACCATGAGTGCAAGCGCTGGCGACGTTCCTGCCTACGACCTCAAGTCGGCCAGGTTCGATCGAGTACACATGAGGATGCGAGCGACGATCGGCGCGGCTGGCGCCGTGCCCTCGCCGCTCACTTCGCAGGACGACCAGAACATGAGCGTCACACACGGCACGGCCGGCGTGTACGCGCTCACGTTCCCGCCTGCTGCAGACGCGGACGCCGAGTTGGACGTGACGTTCGTTTCCGCTGCAGGAACAATCAAGACGGCGTGGGTCACGGCGTTCTCGCCAACGGCAGGGACCGCGTCCGTCACGTTCGGCAACGGTGGCGGAACGGCCACCGATCCCGCAAGCGGCGACACCGTCACATTCGCCTTCGTGCTGAACCGGACGAAGCAATTCTGATGGCCGGCATGCCAGGCATGGAGCCCGACGGCGATGAGCCGAAGGGCAAGAGCAAAGGCAAGGGCTTGGACATCGCCGTCATCATGGGTGACAAGCCAAAGCTGGGAGACGGTAAACCAGCGGAGGACCGGGGCGGCGCGCTGCCTCCCGGGTTCGAGGCGGCGTTCTCCGAGGTGTTCCCGGACATGGCCGGGGACCAGGAAAAGATGGCGGCGATGAAGCGCCTCATCGGGACATGCATGAGCGACAGCGACGATTACTAACCCACCGGAGTGATGCAACGTGGCAAGAACCCGAACCCTGACCCAGATGCTGGCGGACGTGCGCTGGCAGGCGGACCAGGTCGGGGCCACGTTGCGCCACACGGACGCCGACCTCACGCGCGCGATCAATCAATCGATTCAGCGTTGGCGTGAGTGGGTGAGCGAGCAGGGCTGGCCTCTGTATCTCACCCCATTTTCCAGCACTCTCACGGTCGGCCCCACGGCGCCCTACGCCTTCGGTACGCTCGACATGTCCGGTTGGACGGGCGGACCGGTGCTGCACGTCTACCAGCTCGAGTGCACGGTCAACGGCCAGGTGCTCGACATTCCGCAGATCCCATTCGAGCAGCGCAATCAATACCAGGGCATCTTCGGCCCGGTACCGACCGGCGCGACGCAGAGCATCCCGGTCGGCTTCTTTCGCTACGGCAACAAGCTCGGTATCGTGCCGCCGCCGCAGTCCGCGTATCCGTACACGGGCTGGTTTATGGGACTTTTCCCGGACCTCGTCGCGGGCAGCGACACCTTCGACGGCATCGCCGGGTGGGAGGAATGGCTCAACTGGGACGTGCTCGTGAAAATCCTCGTGCGTGACCGCGAGGGCGGCATTTACGCGCTGGCCACTTCGGAGCGCGACCGGCTTAAGGCCGAGTTCGAACAGCGACTGCGACAGGACCGCCCGAGCGTCACGCGACGCATCGACATGCGCAACATGCGCAACCGAAGGACGATGCTGTGACGCTGAAGCAGATCAATCAGTTCGCGACGGGTGACGCCGAAAAGCTCGGGCGCCAGCTGTCCGCGTTCGAGGACAATGTGCACGCCGAGTGCTCCGATATCCGCTTGAACTTCGCGCCGGTGCTCGACGATGTGTCGCGCGTCGCGCTCCCTGCGCCAGCGCCGACTGCCTTCGCTTTACTGCCTGATCAGCAAGCGGTATTCGACACCACCCGGGGCAACCTCACCGCGATTTTGCCGCCTCTGTCGGCAAAGAACTTCGGTCGGCGCTTCGTAGTGATCATGCGCACGGCGCGCAACACGCTGAACGTGATTTGCCAGGACTCAGCGGTGCGGCTCAATGGCAGCGCGTTTCCACTGGCCATCACAGCGACCGGAGTCACAGTTTTCTACTGCGACGCAGCGGGGTACTACAAGTGAGCGATCTGCTCCCGATCTTGTTCACCCGCGGGCAGAACGAGGGAATCGACCCGCGCGTCGCGCCGCCCGACGTGCATGTCGTCGCACAGAACGTGCGCTGGCGCAAAGATGGCCGCCCCGCGAAGCGCTACGGCTTGCGCTCAATCAGCTTGAGCGGGCTGAATTCAGTGAGCGGCGGCCCGCAATACACGTCTTCGCCGGTCAACGCCATCACGCAATGGAGCGGCGCGCCGCTGCTGCTGCTCGGCTCCGGAGCTCGCCAGCTGAACGGAACGACTTGGACAGACGCGGACATCGCGTCTCGCAACGAGATATCGCATTGGGGCCCAGGCGAACGTTCGCCCGTGGCCATCTCCGACCAGAAAACGTTTGCGAACGCGTCGGTCGGATACTCGAGCGGGCTGCTGCTCTACGCCTGGGATGACGGGACAGTAACGTACACCTGCGCGCGCACCCCGAGCGGGTCGGTGGTCATTTCGACCACGGCATTCGCGACGGCCACCTACCCGCGCGTGGTGAGCACGAGCTCCTTTCTCTACCTGTTGACCAGGAACGGGACGACGCTCAACTGTACTACGTTCGACCCGACAACGGGTCTCCCGGGAGCGACAGTCGCAATCGGGACACTGAACAACGCGGGGGACTATTTCGACGCGGTCGGCCGTGGCAGCGATTTCGTGGTCGTGTACCAGAGCGCCGTCAACACACTGACGGTCAAGCTGCTCACTGCCGTATCTTCGCCGGCTGTGACGCAGACGCAGACGATCGCGTCGGCCGATGTTGGTGTCCAGCATACGAAGATGACGATCGCCGGCACGAGCTCGAGCTCCGTGTTTGTTGCGTGGCTCGAAACGACGCTCGGCACAGTCTGCTACGCGGCGCTGGCGAACGCGGTCACCTCCGTTTCGCTCACGCGCACCACGGTCGGCGCAGCGACGGTAAACAACGTCGACCAGCCCGGCGTGGTCATCGACGACGCGAACAACGCCGGCCTGTACTACGGTGGGCTGTCGGGCGGCGGCGCGAACCTGAGCTTCGTCTCAGTCGTCAACATCAGCGACTCGGGCAGCGTCGGAACGATCGCTGTTCACCAGTTTTGCCGGCTCGCCAGCAAGCCATTCAATGGGCCAGCGCAGGGCACGCTCGGCAGCCAAGACGGGCGATACGTGTGGGTGCACACGCACAATAGCGACGCAACGAACTCAGGAACGCTGTGGGACACGCAGCGCACCTTCTACTTGATGCGCATGAGCCGCGGCGCAACGGACGTGACGTTTCGTCGCCAGCTGCACACGCCAAACATGGTCGGCTCGACGGGCTCATTCACGTCGCATTTGGTCGACGTAGTGAACACGTCAACAGGATTCGGCACGAATACCGGGTTCTTCACGGTGCTGCTGAACACGGTGCGCTTCGGAAATGCGGCAGCCGAGTGTTACAGCGTCGAGAGCCTCTCATTTTTCTCGCTGTTCGTGACGCAGCGCTTTGCCGCGCGCTCGACCGTGCAAGCAGGGCGGGCGCTCCAAATCTCAGGCGGCGCGCTCGCGGAGTTCAATGGACTTTGCGAGGAGACCGGGTTCAGTAACTTCCCCGTCATCTTCAGCGTCGTTGGCGGCGGCGGCGGCGCCCTCTCGAGTGGCACTTACCTCTACGTCGCTGTGTTCGAATACCTCGATACGCAGGGACGCAGACACCGGTCGGCTCCGAGCGATCCGTTTACGTTCGCGAGCGGTGCCAATACCTCGGCCACGCTCCAAATCGAAACGCTCATCGCGCAAAGCAAGGCGGCAAACGTATCGGTGCACGTGTACCGCACGCTGGTCGGCGGCACGACCTACCATCGCGTGACGCCGAACGTCGGCGCCCCGAACGCCTTCTCTGGCACCTTCGTCACGTACGTCGACTTGATGGGCGACACCGCCGCGGCCGCAAACGAGTTCATCTACACGGACGGCGGCGTCATCCCCAATCAGCTCCCCCCGCCCTGCACGTTCATGTGCCTCTGCAATGGGCGGCTGTGGCTCGGGGGGCAGCTCGATCGGTGCGTGCTCACGTCAAGCAAGCTGCTCGTCGATGGCGAGCCGACACAATTCGGCGACCCGAGCGACTTCGAATTCGAGGTGTTCCTTCCCGAGAATAACACCGGGCTCGCGTCGCTCGACGGCACACTCGTCGCTTTCGCCCGCGAGGCCATCTACCTGGTGACCGGCGACGGACCGGACGACCAGGGCGTCGGTGGCTACAATCCTCCGCAAAAGCTCCCGTGCGACGTGGGGTGCATCGATTGGCGCTCGGTAGTCGAGACATCGATCGGCGTGTTCTTCCAGTCGAAGCGCGGGATTTATCTGCTTCCGCGCGGGTTCAACGCGCCTGTTTTCATTGGCGCCGAGGTAGAGGACACGCTCGCGTCGTTCCCGATCTGCAAGTCGGCGACACTTGTCTCGGCTCCGGCAAATGCTTCCGGACAGGGCGAAATCACCGTTCGGTTCGTGATGACCGATACGGAAAACGGCGTGAATACCGCCTGCCTGGTGTACGACCTGAAGACTCAAGGGTGGAGCGTAGACACCAATATCGGTGTCGGCTCACAGGGCCCGGGCGGCACGTGGCTCGATACCTTCGTTCAGTCGGGCGCCAACACCGGCTCGCTCAACCTGCTCTTCGCAGAAGATCGCACGACGTACGCGATCAGCTCGACGTTCATTCCGACGAAGCTCGGTACGGGTGATATTCGGCCATTCGGTGTCGCCGGGTATGGCGGCTTTGACCACGTGGTGCTCGTCGGAGAATTCCGAGGCGCCGCGAACGTGAATGTGTCCGTGTCCGTAGATGGCGCGACGGCCGACGTTTACCCGTTCCAAGTCACCGCGGCGGACGCGCCGGACGGCTCCGTGTATCTCGACGTGACACCGAAGGTCCGGCTCGGGTCGTCCATCCGCGTGACGGTGGTCGACGCGACGAGTTCCGGACCGACCGAGGGCTTCATCGCGCAGGCGCTGTTCATCGAGAGCGAGACGATCGGAAAGACGAAGCGGCTTGCCGCAGCGAGGAAAGCCTGATGCCGAACCCTGACGGAACGATGACGCCCGAAGAGCGGCAGCGCGCGCTGCTGAGCGCGCAGCAAACGCCGGTCAATCCTGGGTATACGCATCTCGGCGAGGCCGGCGGCCGGCACGAGACGCAGCTCGGGGTAGACCAGGCTGTGGCGCGCGGCTCCGAATTGGGCGGGAGTCACCAATACGATTACGGCCTCGGCGTTCAGAGCTCGCTCTTCGGTAACCTCAGCGACGCCGAAGCGCTCGCAAAGCGGCAGGGCGATTTCGGGCTCGGCACGAACAACAACGCTCCGACCGCTGCCATGCTCGGCAACGCGCAGGCGACGGGGGACAAGTACAGCGGACAGTTCGGCACCGACGCCAGCCGAGCGGGCGACTTGTCGGCAGCCGCGGGCGCGCGCGGGCTCGGCAGGTTTCAGGGCGACACTGGCGCATACGACGCGGCGACCGCGAACGCGGCGAACGACCGCGCGCTACAGACCGGCGCCTACAACGCGCTGATGAACTTTTCGAATCAGGGCCCAGGGCCGAGCGCGGCTCAGGCGCAACTGCAGCAGGCAACGAACGCGAACACCGCGAACGCACTCGCGATGGCACGCTCCGGCCGTGGCATGGGCGGCAGCGCGGCGGCGCTTCGGGGAGCGGTCGCGCAAAATGCCCTCACGCAGCAAGGCGCGAACGCGCAGGCGGCGGAGCTCCGCGCGAACGAGAATACGGCATTTCAAGCGCAGCGCCTCAGCGCCATGGGCCAAGCAGGGAACGTCGCCGGCCAGGTCGTCACGGGCGACCAGGGGACAGGGCAACTCGGGCTCGCGGGGGCGCAGTACGCGACGAACACCGCTCTGCAGGGAACGCAGCTCAACGACGCCACCTCGCAGGCATGGGCGCAGCAGCAGATGGCCGGGCAGCAAGCGGGACTGGGCGCGGAGATGGGCGCTCAGACGCAGCAACTGAACCTCAACGCGACGGCGCTCGCGGGTCGTGAGTCCGAGTGGGCATCGGCGAACCAGACGCACGGCATCGACACCGGCAACGCGACGCAAGCCGGCATCGCCGACGCGAACCGTCAGCAGGCGTACACCGGCGCGGCCCTCTCCGGGGCGGCCGGCGTCATCGCCGCGACTTCCGACGAGCGCTACAAAACGAACATCCAGCCGCTGAGCAATCAGGGTCCGGCCCCGCTTCCTAACCAAGCTCCGGCGCAGTCGACCGACTCGCTCGGACCGTCGAAGGCAAGTCAGGATTCGGCGGCGCACGCGGCGGAAGGCAGCGCGATCGGCGGCACGGCGGGCAGCGTCGCGGGAGGCGTGATCGGCTCAGCAGTTGGCGGTCCCGTTGGCGGAGCGCTCGGGAGCATGGCCGGTAACTTCGCCGGCAAGGCGCTCGGCAAACTCGCGTCCGACATTCGTGCGAAGGACAACATTCAGCCGCTGAGCTACACGCGCGGGGCGCCGCTTGTCGACAGTGACGGCGAGGACCCGCTGATGCACTATGCGCGGCTGCGCGGCATCCCGGTGGACTACGACGACGCCGACGAGCCTCAGCAGCCGGCGGCGACGCAGCGGGATCCGCACAACCCGAGCCGCCTCATCTCCTCGTATCAGCCAATCTCGGACGCCTCGCGCGGCGCGGGCGGCTCGAAGAGCGCCTACCACGCGCTGCTCTCGATCGCTGACCAGCATGGGCTTTCGACCGCGGCTGACCAGAAGGACGTAGCGAAGTACGCGGCAATCCCGGCGGACAAGATACCGAAGGCGGACGACGGGACCAATTCGATGACGGGCACCGGGCCTGACGCCAGCAAGGCGTTCGGCGCCGGTCTGTCGGCGGCCGGACAATCGCTCACGTCGGGGCCGCCGAGCGCGCGCGCATATCAGCGCTTCGCTCGCGACAACTCTCACCCGATTTTGAGCGAAGGGGACGCGCTGCTGGCCGACTCGGCGCGCAATGCTCCAGGCAGCATCTACCAGTACAAAGACCCGAAGGACGGCGCGGGCACCTACGTCGGGCCGATGGCGCAGGACCTCGCTGCGCACCCGGTCACGCGCGGCGCGGTCACAGCGGAGCCCGGTACCGGGAAGCTGCAGGTCAACGGCGCGCGACTCGCCACGGTGAATACCGCGCAGAATCACGCACAGCAGAACCAGCTCGACGCGCTTGACGCGAAGCTCGCTGAACTAGAAGGCCTGCTCAAAGGCTCGAGCAAGTACCCCGAGCCGCAAGAGCCCGGCGCGGAGGCTACATCCGACGAGCGCTACAAGCGCGACACCGTCAAGCTAAGCGCGACCCCGCGCGGCGCGCCGTATCCGGACTACGCGCCCGCCAAGCAGTCGCCCTATCAGCCGATCGCCGACGCGAGCCGGTACGCCGGGCGCGTCACCTTTCGGCCTACCGGTTCCGACCCATACCCGAGCAATCCGCCGTACCAGAGGGCTGCACGCTGATGGCGAAGGTCATCGATGTGACCGACGTTCCGGAGCTGCCCGGCGCCGGCATGCTCCATTTCGACGACGGGCGACCGCCGCTGATGGCGCTGCCGGAGATCGCAGGGCACTACCGCGAACAGCTAGGCCAGTCGGACGATCGGCTCGCGGCGAACGACAAGCCGCCGGGCGACACCCGCACCGACGCGGGCGGCGGATTCTTCGAGCGGCACCCAACGCTTGGCACCATCGCTCACCTTGCGGCTGGTCCGAACGTGGCGATCGCGAAGGGTCTATTTGGCCCCGACGCTCCGCCGCCGCCTGCCCCGACCCCCGCGGCGCCCGCCGCAGCGCCCTCCCAGCCTGCGCCGGCACCGCCCGGGGGAACTCCGCTGCCGCCTGCGCCCGCGCAACCGGAGCCCGCTCCACAGGACACCGTACAGCAAGCGCGTGACGTGGTCGCGCAGCGCGCCGCAGCCGAGCTCATCCGCGGCACCACCGGCGGCGGGCCAGCTCGCCCGGCCGGCTACGCGCCGGTATCGCAGCGGACGACGATCGAGGCGGGCCCGGCGTACGACCCGCAAGCCGCACGCGAACGCCTCGCCGCTGACCAATCGGTGCTTGATGCGCAGCTCGGTCAGCAGGCAACGGCGAAGCAAATCGCCGACGCGCAGGCCGCGAAAGCCGCCGCTGACAACCTCGCCGCGCAGCAACACCTCGCCGCGCAACAGGCGGAGATCCAACGCAAACAGCAGGCGTATCAGCAGCAGAATCAGCACATGGAGCGCGAGCTCGCTGACTATTCGCAGTCCGCGCAGCCAGACCCGAATCGGTTCTTTTCTCGGCGCGAGCCGATCGCGAACATCATGAGCGTGATCGGCCAGGCGCTCGGCGCGGCCGGCGCGAGCCTCGGGCACTCGCAGAACTTCGCCTTCGAGTATGTGCAGCAGCAGATCCGAAACGATATAGCGGCGCAGCAGCAGGCGTACGAGGCCGGGCGCGCAGACCGAAACAACGCTCTCGCGCGATTCGCCAACTACTACCACGGCGATATCGATATGGCGAAAGCCGGGCTCCAGCAGGCCATGAACAAGGTCGCTGAAACCGAGGTGAGCCAATTCGCCGCGCAGGCGCAGAGCCGGACGATTTCGGCGAACGCCGCCGCACTGGCCGCGCAATTCCAGAAGGACTCGCTCATGCGCGAGCAGCAAAAGGCGGAGCTCGCGCTCGGCAAGACAACGACGGCGACCGAGGACAAGTTTCACCAGGCGGAGGGCGGCGGACCGCGCCCGCTCACGCCGGCCGAGACCGAGGCTCGACTCAAGCTGCTCCCGAAGGCCGGTAAGGACCAAGGCGCACTCGGTCTCACGCCGCAAGCGCTCGCGCGCCAGAAGGCGACCTACGGCACAAAGAAAGAGCAGATTGCGCGCCTCTATTCAGCTCTCGAAGAGGAAGCGAAGCTGCAGGGTGTCGCTATCGACAAGGCGACCGGGACCGTCATCGACCCGAAGACGGGGCGCCCGGCTACCGAGCTGCCGCAGTCCCCGGGCATCGGTTACGTCGCTGGGCACCTGCCCGACTCTCTTGCCGGCGAAGAAGGGCGCGCGCTGCGGCGCGCTCGAGCGAACAGCGCTCGCCTCCACGCGCAGACGATTTACGACAAGTCGATCACTGCCGAGGAGGCCGAGCACGAGATACCCACCGTCATGGGCAAGACGCCCGGCGACGCGCTTCGCAGCCTGAAGCAGCGCTTGCACGAGCTCTCGCAATACGACTACCAGCTCGACTCGACGGCGGCGACCATCGACCCGCGGATGGTGAACGAGCGCACACGCGCGCAGAAAGACGTGAACGCTTCGCGCGCTACCGGGGAACCCCTGGAAGGCCCGCGTCCGACGCCATCGGAGAACATCGTCGGCGCACCCGAGCCCGACACTGACACCGGCGGTGGCCCATGAGCGGCGCCGCGAAAGCCTACGTCCAGACGCGGGACGGCGATGTCATCGAGGTCCCGAAGGACGAGGTCCGCGCGAAGCTCGAGAGCGGCGATTATCTGCCCGCGACCGCGGCCGACAAGGCAGCAGCCGACAAGCTCGCTGCCAATTCTACCCTCAAAGCCAAGGCGAAAACCTTTGGCGAGTCCGCGGCGGCCGGGGCCATCGACGCCGCTCAGGCCCCGCTCGCGCTCCCGCTGCGCGCGAACGCGGCGCTTTGGGGCGACGAGGATCCGCTCAAAAACATCGGCGGCCGGCAGACCGTCGAGAATCTAGCTGGCATATTCGGCGACGCGCGCGAAGGCGCGACCGGCAAGACCGGCGAAGCCTACGCCCGCGAGTATGGCGAGAACGCGCGGGCGCGCGCAGAGGCGAACCCGGGAACGGCCACGGCGGGCAACGTTGCGGGCTCAATAATCGGCGGTGGCGCGCTTTCGGGCGGAGCCGGGGCAATCGGCGGGACCGCGGCCAAAGCGCTCGGAGGCGGCGTTGCGGCGCGGGCGGCGGGGGCATTCGCGGGCGGGGCGCTCGAGGGGGCCGCGTACGGGCAGGCGCAGGCTGGCGAGGAGGCGTATCTCCACAACATCCCGCTCTCTGGTGAAAAGCTCATCGCCGCCATGGGATGGGGCGCGCTACTCGGCGGCGGCGTTTCGCTAGCCACGCACGGCGCGGGCGCGCTGCTGCGGAGCGGTTCGCGCGGGGCGACTCCGCTCGATTCGCCGCGGCTGCCAGACAACGGGCTGGGCGCTGCCGAGGGGGCCGGCGCACCGCTCGACGCTGCCGACGGGCCAGCTGTTGCGGCAGAGACAGAGCCCGGCGCGTTCTCGAGCGCAGTCCGCGATTTCGCCGACGAGCGCACGGCCAAGGCGCTGGGTGCGCGCGGCTCGACACTGAAGAAGCTCGGCCGCACGGCGGATGCCGCCGAGTCGACCATGCACGACATGGCGCAGACGGTTCGCGGCGTGACGCTCGACGACGGTACCCCTGTTTTTCGCGCTCTCGATTCCCAGTCCGACCTTGCTGAGCGCGTGGCGCAGGCCAAGCAGGAAACTGGCGCAAAGCTCGGCGCGTTCCGCGAAGAGGCCGACAAGATTTTCGAGGCTCACCCCGAGATCGCGCCGGACGCTCAAGCGATTGCCGAGCGCATCCAGAAGCAAGTGGTGGAGCCGCTCGAGACGCACCCGAGCTCGGTTGCGCGCGCGCAGGCTGGGCCGATTCGGCAAGTGGCGAACGACCTCCGCGAGCTCGCCTCGCCGGCGATCGGCGGCAGCGAGCCGTTCCCGACCAAGGTGTCGGACCTGACGAAGTTGCGGCAGTCGCTCGACGAGCAGATCTACCAAGCCAAGCGCGGGGTGAACCTCTCGCAGCAGGGCGCGCCGCCAAACCTGAAGGACCTGGAGCAGGCGCGCGGTATCCTCGAGGAGTCGATTGAGGCCGCGCAGGACAAGGCCGCGACGTTCTTCGACAAGAAGGCGGCGCTTTCCTACAAAGAGCTGAAAACCCAATACCGCCACCTCTCGCTCGCTTCCGACATTGCGGGCGCGGCCGAGCTGCAAAACCTCGGCAACCGCGTTGTGTCCCCGAGCGATTACGGCGCGAGCGCGATTGGTGGCATCCTCGGAGGTGGCCCTGTCGCCGCGCTTGCTTCGGGCATCGCTCACAAGGCGGTCCGCGAGCACTCGAGCGCGGTGCTCGCGGTGCTGGCCGACAAGCTCGCCAACAACCTCGACGGCAAGCTCGAATCCGGCCTCGGCGCATTCTTCCGCGAGTCAACGGCGCGCGCTTCGGTTGGCTTGGACCAGGCGGGGAAGCTTTCCGGAGCGGTACCGATTCGGCGCATCGCGACGCCGGCCGCCGTCGAGGCGTTCATGGGTCGGTCGAAAGACCTCGCTGCGGCCTACGACAAGCGCGTAGCCGAGCTTTCGAACGCGAACCGGGACATGGGAGCCGGTGTGCGCGCGCACATGCAAACAGCGATGGGGAGCGCCTACGAGTCGATGCCGCGCCTGACGCAGGCGGCAACCGTCACGGCGACGCGCGGCGCGCAGTACCTGCAGACGCAGCTGCCGAGCGGGACGAACGCGCCGACCATGTTCCAGCCGACGCGCAAGATTTCGCCGAGCGATTTGCAGATCCGCGAGTTCGCACAGAAGTGGGCGGCGGTTGCGAACCCGCTGAGCGTAGTCGATGACCTGCGCCGCGGCACGGTCACGCACGCGCAAATCGATGCGATCAAAAACGTATACCCGCAGATGTACGCGGAGATTCAGACCAAGGCGCTCGAAAAGATCCGCGACCTAGACGCCAAGGGCAAGCGCATGCCCTTCAATGACCGGCTGCAGCTTGACCTATTCCTCGACCTGAATGGCGCTGGCGAACCGACGTTGGCCGGCGAATTCGTCGATCGCGTCACTGCAACCATGGCGGCGAAGCAACAGCAAGAGGCGCAGCAGAAGCCGCACGGATCCGGCGCGGCGCTCGGCAAGATTTCGGCATCCCGCCAAGCGGGTTCGGCGACAGTTCTAGGAGAATGAAAGATGCTCAAGGTTACCAATACTGAATCGTCTGATTCGCAGCGGGTCGCATGGACAACGACGCCAGCTGACTACGATATCGGAGCGAACGACCCGATCAAAGGCGCGCAGCCTGGTCTCGCCATGCCGAGCGAGGGGCGCCCGTGTAGACGCATTATGGTATTCGGCGCGGGCGCGCTCGCCTATAACGGCCTGGATGGCGTGCAGGTTACGACGCCTTCGTTACCAGCCGGCACGGTGCTGGACATCCAAGCCATCAAGCTACTGGCTTCGGGCAGCACCGCAACAAACGTGATGGTGTTTTGGTGATTCATCTGCCGACACCCGAAGAGGTGCGGCGGATCCGGCCGTACAATGCCCCTCGCTCCATTCGTTCGCGCCGACCGGAACATAGGCGCGCGATGTACATTGGTGGCGGCGGGGTGCGCATTCCGGGCGAGGCGTTCGCGGTCGCCGCCGGCTCCGCATTCTCTGGCAACTTCGCAACTCTGTTCCCCGGCGCCTATCAGGTAGTGCAGACCGATCTCGGTCTCACATACGGAGGCACGATGCTGGCCTCCGCGCTCAACACCGGGACAACCGTTGTTACGCTGACGGGCACGCTGAGCGGTTCGCCGGTTCCCATTTGGGTCGGCGGCAACAACAACGCTGCGGTCGGCTCCGGCGCTAATTTCAGCGTGTTCTACGATGGGGCCGGGGTAACCGAGGCGCAGAATATCACGCCCCCCTCCGCAGGCACGCCCGTAGCATTGACCGGCGCCGGCACTGGCCTATTTGCCTCGTGGTCAGCCGGCAACGGGGCCGCCGGAGACGTGTACAAGGCAACGTGCGCCGCGCTTGCCGATCAGAGCGGCGCAGCGAAGCACTACTCGCAAGCAACGGCATCGAAGCAGCCAGTTTTCGGGATCGGCCTGAACGGAAAAGTATCGCTGATACACAGTGGCAGCTCGCTCGTCTCGCTGCTGAACCTGCCCGCTCCGGCGACCACTGCATACTACACGGCAGCCGTGTTTCGCCAGCTGAGCTGGGGCGCGAATCTCACGATGTGGGGCCGCACGTCGGGCCTTGGTGAAACCGTATTTCAGACAACTTCGACGCCAACCCTTTCGAGCTACTCAGGGACGGCGGTCGCCAACGGCGGAGCGGCGATCGGCACATGGGTCGACGCGGAGCTTAAGCGCAGCAACAACGCTGCGGACACTCACAAGTTCGGTACCACGACGGCTACGGCGAGCTCGGGGAACAACGCGACTACCGGCATGGAAATCGGCTCCGCGACGGGGACTAATTTCGGCAACATCGAGCTGCTGCTGCTCGTGCACACGCCGAATCTTCCCGACTGGGTCGCGTTCCGCGCGGCGGTGAACAGCGCGGCCGGCTATGGCGTTGGGGCGGTGCTGCTATGACCAAGAGCGTAACGAGCGCCGTGCAGGGCGATGCTGACGTGTGCAACGCGCTTTCGCCGCCGACGAAGGGGTGCCACGCGGGTGGCGGAATACATATTGTGATCCCCGCGGACTGGCAGACGCGCATCGCTGCCGGGCAAGAGGTGCCGGGGTGCTCGTATGCTCACCTCGAGCCGGACGGATCGCTGTTCGTCGATGCAACCGTGAACGCGAAGATCGCAGTTCCTGCAAACATCAACGCTCTCAGCGCACCGCTGCAAGCCGAGGCCGCGGCTCTCCAGGCGAAACTCGCAACGGCAACCGTCATTTCATCCTGAAAGAGAAAACATGATCGAAACCATCAAGCAAATCGCACAAGACGGCGCGGCGTTACTCGGCGCGGTGTCGCTGCTCAGCACGGCGCTCTCGCACTTGCCGCTACCCGCTCGCCTGTCCGAGTTCTTCGCGCGCGTCGGGCTCGCCACGGCGAAGTTCAGCGTCAACAAGCGGGAAACGCCGTGAGGCGCCATGTCCTCCGCGCCTTGGTACTGGCGGGCTGCCTTGGCGCTTTGGCTCATTGCGGCGGCGCGGTCCCAACGCGCGCGCGCATCGAGGCTGACGAAGACAAGTTCTGCCGAGCGGTAGCGCGGGCGCGCGAGCTCGAGAACGAATACGGGCTCAACCCGGTCGCGCCGGCTCCCGACGGCGGCGAAGCGGGCAGCAAATAA